ATGGCAACTCTTAAATCAGTGATGGCAATAGCCACCTTAATAATTTCACTCAACGCAAACGCGAATGATATTAAAACCCTTCAAAAGCAGCTTAAACCATGGCAACCCCTAGAAATCACGAATAAAAACAACTCGCTTACGGTGGTGCTTCCTGGCAAAGAAATCTCTCCTGACGCCTACAACAACCTGATTATGACTGGTGTATGCGCACCAGTCTGGACAAAAGACACGCCTGTTTCATATCTCAAAAAAATCAAAGAAATAAGCATAGTTAATCAATATAAATCCATCGGTTATGTTTTTTCCGAACCATTAAAAACATGCAATGAAATAGGTTCGTTGACGCCTAAACAGGGGCAAGTGTTACTTTCATCCCAAACACGTCTTTACACAGGGAAATAAGCTCCTAAACAAAGTTGAAAGCCCCTCGACTGAGGGGCTTCCTGTTTGTAATTACATCCACATAATTTGCTGCCCTGACGGCAACGGGTGCGGCCTTACGGCGTGGACTTCTCCCGGCTTCACGATGTATCGCTGTACCGACTCATAAGTGATGAACGTGGCACTACAATTCACGTTCTGGCACTGATGATAACGCTCTTTTGTCGTGTCAGTGATATAGCGGCTTGTACGCGCATGTGCGGCATGCTGGCATAAAGGACAATGAAACATCGCGAGCACCTCTTCCGGTTTTGTTGATGGTGCCATTTTAGTTAAATTATCCTTATAAAACAAACAGATAAAATAAAAACATCACTCATCATCTTCTGTTTCGTACTCCACATCAGAAAGCCTGACCTCAAGCTCTAAGGACGTCGTGAAGCCGCTATTATTCAGAAAATGTGTCACCTTAGTGATTGTCCAGTCCTGCTCGTCTATGACGCGCTTAAAGCCTGACACCTTAACCGGTGTTTCCGTGTAAATATCTGCCCGACCGGTAGCCAGGCTGATGGAGAACTCCGCAACGCCCCGTTGCAGTTTATCCCACTTCGCCTGAGCGGCGCGCATGGCCTGCGCTTTCGTGGCATATACCGTGGTCAGGGCAAAAACATTGTCAGCCTCACCGGCCATGTATTCACCTTCGCGCGCTTCCGGTACTTTTGGCGCTTTCTTCTGCGTGACCGGTTTCGCTTTCGGGTGCTCCAGTGCGCGCAGGTGTTTCTCTTTCTTTTTGCGTTTCAGTTTTACCTTCTGCTTTTGTGGCTTCGGGTCTTTGGTGTGTAACCACTTTGCCGTTACGCCGGTGTAGGCTCCACGGTCAGCAATCGCAAAATGATGACGGTCGCCGTCGCTGCGGGTGATGGTAATCTGCGGGATTTTTTTACCGCTGGCCGTCACCCCCTGCCCCGCTTTGAGAAACAACAATTTTCCCATTTTTACCGACACCTCACCGCCGTTGCGTTCAGCAAGGCGGGTCAGGAATTTTGCATCAGACTCCTGCGACTGGTCGATGTGCGGGATTTTAATTCCGGCCAGTGACGGAGCGACACTGGCTTTCAGCCTGTTACGGGAGGCTATCGCCTCAACAATCGCACCGAGCGTGGTGTCATGCCAGGAGCCTTCACGGCGGGAATTGAGCGTCCCGCGAAAATCTGCACTCCGGGCGCGGATGGTGACCACATCCGGTGCGCCCCGGTGTTCAACCTCATCAACGGTAAATTTCCCTTTGCATACCAGGGCAAAACCTTTCCAGCCGATATACACCGTCAGGACAGCGCCACGAACCGGCAGCCCGACCTGCCCGTCGGCATCGTTCAGTTCAATATCAAGCTGGTCAGCTTCAAAGCCCCGGTTATCCGTCAGAGTCATGCTCATCAGACGGTCGCTGATATTGCCGGTAATATCCCTGCTGTCGAGCATCAGCATGTAATCCGGCGTCAGCGTACTGCCTGCATCAAATGTCAGCGCATCCAGCATTATCCCGCCCCCGTCATACCTGTGAATCTGGTCGCCAGACTGCCGGCCTTACCGATGAGCGACTCCGCCTGTTTACCGATATCGCCATAAAGCGCGGCCAGTGATTCATCAACGCGGGTGAGCGACAGCGTAAAATCAATTTTCCGGGGTGTGCCGTCTGCAAAGAAAATACTCCCTGTTTCACTCACCCTGCTGATGACATACATGCCGTAAATCATGCCAGTGCCATCCAGCAACGGCCACGCCCGGCCTTCATCTGCCATCAGCCTGAGCGTGGTCATCGTCAGCTTTCCGCCGGTCAGTTCGGGATAAAGCACACCGGCCAGCGTGATGTTTTCCTCACCCACACCGAGAAACTGGTAGGCATCCCGTTTACCGATACGGGAATTTGACGGCCAGCGATAATCCGATTCACGCTGCATGGTCTGGTGTGGCAGTGTCTGGCGCATAAAAACAAACATACCTAACGCGAGCATCATTTTTCGTCACCTCCTTAACCGTCATGCATCATGCTGGCACGGGCGCGCGCACGTTTATCCCGCTCGTATTTTTCGAGCGCATCCTGTAACTGGCGGTCAAGCTGTGTTCACACGATTTAAGAAACTCCAGATTTGCCTGACGGCGCGCACGCACATCACGAATGGCATGTTTACTGGCATAAGGAGAACGGTCTTTATTGACCTCCCCGACAGCTATCAATAACGCCTCATGCCAGCGCATACGCTGGCCTTTAAGCTGATGAGTCCACCACTCATCGTTAAACAGACGGGCAATGGCAGAATATGCCTGCCTCGTGGTCATCTGTCCTTTACGGTATTTTTTCCAGTAAAGCGGGGAAATATTGAAAGCACGTGCAGCGCCAGCAACATGACCATACAGATGCGCCTGCGCCTCATCCGTAAACAGCGATTCTTTTTCGCCATGCGCATCCACCCAGGCATCGCAGAGTTCCTCATACATCATGAAAAGCTGCGATGAGATACGGGCGGCAAACTTTTTCAGCTCCTTGTCATTCATCCCCGGCAGACGCGCATAGTGGTCACGCTCTGTCAGAAACAGCAACGACGCGTCGGTGTTCATTTCATGGCGCTGATTCACGCGCTCAATGCGCGGCCATAAACGACGCTGAAAAGTGGATGTGAGGAAATAAAACCCGTGCACCGGGCTTTTATTGCGCCGGATGTAGTCATAGCGTGAAGTAAACAGCGAGCGCAAAAAGTAAGGCAGGCGGTTAATCGTGGATAAAACACCTTGCACCTGACGCATCTCGTCACGTGTAAGGGGTCTTTCGCGCCCGACAGCCTCGCGTGGCGCGTTCCATGCATAAGCACCGGTAAACGTCTTACCGGTGCCTGCAGCAAATGCTGACGGATGGACAAAACGCCCGGAGGCTTTAACGGCCATATGAGCCAAAAGCCTCTGAACAACGCTTGCTGAGTTGCTCAACCTGCGCGTTTAAATCAGCAAAAGACTTTGCGCTTCCGGTCAGAATATCGTGATGCATCAGGCCGGAAACGAGCTGGCTTAATTTCGGGTAATAACCAACCACCGACAGCCATTCCTGACCGGCGTTTTTACCGCTTTCAGCTCTCTTTTTCTCGTGGAGAATAAACTGAAAGCTGTCACTGGTAACGACATAATGTTCGCCAATTTCAATACGAATACTCATGCTGTTCTCCGGTAATGTTTGTTTTTTGCTTCAAAGACTGACTGACAGGAAACACAACGCGTGGCTGACGGATAAGCCGCACGACGTGCAGCAGGTATTGGCGCGTCACACTCTTCGCAAACCAGCGCAGAAGCACCGTAATGTTTTACCCTTGCCGCGTTAATCTGGCGCTCCAGTAATTCAGCATGTTGTTCCTGAATAAAATCTACGTTGTCCGGCATTATCAGCTCCTTTTATCGTTAAGTTTCCTGGATACATCAGCGCAATAACTGGCAAGTTCTGTCGTTAATTTTGTCAGTTCATCCACTGAGGAAATTTGCTTGTGGAATACAGCGCGTTTCACAAGTAAATTGACCACATCAGACAGGAGGTTTAATTCATTCTGATAAATCGCGATAACAGATTCAGTTATGTCGCGTTTTTCTTTATCAAGACAAAGTTGAATAAGAGACAAATCACCATTTTCCATAACGGCGATTTTTAAGGCGTTATTCAGTAATACAACTGAATGAGAACAGGCCATCAAAGTACCTCCCCGCGAGACAATCCGATATTGTGAAATTTTTCCGACTCCTGACTGAGCAAATCGACTATCTCTACGCGGGATAACTCCGCCTTTGTGATGTGGCGAATCATGGCGTCAAGATGAGAAGAAAAGCGCGTCGCTGCGTCGGCCTGTGCTTCGGTTCTGGCCTGTTGCAGCAGTAATGCGTATTTACCGCACTGATTTTCAGAAACTGTATGCATGACTTTCTCCAGGCAAAAAGAAGCCCCGCACAATTAAGTGCGTTAAAAACTCTGGTTAATTACTTAATGCAGATATTGCTCTGGTTTTACCGACGTCAGAATTGTCGGTGCATACTCAAACAGACTGAATAATTCACGTAACGCACGGAATAAAGCATCACGCCAGTAACATGATTCCTCATTAATTCGCCAGTATGGCTGGTTAAATTCTTTTTCTGTCAGTCGTGCGTGCATAAATAAAGTGCGACGCTGACTGACTGTTAAAAAACTAATATATGCATACTCACTTGCGCCAACCTGACGGCGTTTTGAGAATGCCCCACGCAGTTCATCAATTGCACAAACCAGCCGTTCACGTTCGACGTCATTCATTTCTTCAAAACGCATCGTTGCGTGACGCTGTTTTAACTGCGCATGAAAGCAAACCGTTAGCCGTTCGCGTTCCATCATCTGATTATAATAATCACATGTCTCCTGCCAGCGAGGGACGGCCAGATGCTTACCAATTATCCGGCGCATAGTTGCTGGCTGTTTTTCAACGAGATTGAGCGTCATCACTGTCATTTCCATACCCTCCGGCTTTTCAGAAAGGTCAGAGCCTTTTTTAACGGACTCTGTTTTTTGGTGCGGATAATGATTCCCTTGCGTCCCTTCCCGTGGGTGATGGTGAAGTCAATCGCCCTGGGGCTTTCGTTACGCAGTAACTGAGCAATACAACGCGGCTCATTCATAATCACAACCCCATCCACAAAAGCCATGCATCACGCTGTTCAACCGGTCGGTTATAAAACGCCTCACGTACAGCGCGATTAAACTCTGGAATGAAAACCCATTTCTCACCGGCGCGGGCCTTCGGCTTATTTGGATCTCGAAGCTCGATAACCGGTAGCTTGTTAGCCTTTATCATTTCTGTAACTGCGGTTTTTGGTTTACCCAATAAATCTGCAAACTTTTCCGCATGTACCGCATCAAGCGGGTACTTAATCACATAATCATTAACTTCCATCTATGTTACCCTCATAGGATCCAGCCCCTTAAAAACCGCTTGGAACCGTTTAAGCGGCGCTGGACTCACGCCCGAAAAGGTTCTGGATTAATGACCTTTTCGGGGAATATAGTCATTAAGTCAGGACTATGTCAAATGAATATCGCACAGAAATTAAGAGCAATAAGACAATCGGAAGGGCTAACTCAAGCAAAATTCAGTGAAATCAGCGGTATAGCGTTAGGAACGCTAAAGAATTACGAAGGAGGCCATCAAGACCCTGGCATCCAAGTTGTGTTGCAGGTCACCAATGCACCTCAGTTCCAAAAATACACACTATGGCTCATGACAGATAAAACAGCGCCGGAAGCGGGACAAATCGCACCGGCTCTCGCGCACATTGGGCCAGAGTCAACAGAATCCGACCACTCCGCGAAAAGGATTGGCTAACTCTATATAAAAATTACATTTTCACCATTTGCCACCAAGATGGTGAATACAGCACCGGAGGGCTTTCTTATGGCAATTAAGAAGCTCGATGATGGTCGCTATGAAGTGGACATTAGACCTCGCGGTCGCGACGGAAAACGCATCCGCAGGAAATTTGAAAGAAAAGCTGAAGCACTAGCATTTGAGCGATACACAATCGCCAATGCCAGTCAGAAAGAATGGGGAGGCCAGCGAGCAGACCGCCGAACTTTGACAGAATTGCTCGACATCTGGTGGAAATACCACGGGCAAAACCACGAGCATGGGACAAAAGAGTTTAATCATCTGCTCAAAACCATCAGCGGCATAGGTGATATACCAGTGAGCCGGATGAACAAAAGGGCTTTGATGGATTATCGCTCCATGCGACTACGTGATGGCATCAGTGCTGCAACGATAAACCGCGACATGTACCGATTATCCGGCATGTTCACAAAATTAATTCAATTGGATGAATTTTCCGGGCAACACCCAATTCACGGACTGCCGCCACTGACGGAGGCTAACCCTGAAATGACGTTCCTGGAAAAAGCAGAAATCGAAAAACTGCTAAATGTTTTGACTGGTGATGACTTACTTGTCGCGCTTTTATGTCTGAGCACTGGAGGAAGATGGACGGAAGTTGCCACGCTAAAACCAGCACAGATTACAAGTTGCAGGGTTACCTTCCTGAAAACCAAAAACGGTAAAAAGCGAACAGTGCCGATTTCTGAGGAACTGGAGAAAAAAGTTAAAGAGGAGGCCAGCGCCAAATTGTTCAAGGTAGATTATGAGAAGTTTTGCGGGATTTTACGCAGAGTGAAACCTGATATACCTCCCAATCAGGCAACCCACATTCTGCGGCATACATTCGCAAGCCATTTCATGATGAATGGGGGCAACATAATTGCACTGCAACAGATTCTGGGGCATGCGAGCATTCAGCAGACAATGACCTATGCGCACCTTGCGCCTGACTACCTGCAGAACGCCGTCGCTCTGAATCCACTAAAAGGCGGAGTGACGTTATAA